CTCACCACCTGATTTTGCTGGATTCTATCAAAGAACGCCTAGAATTTCCCGAATTGAAGGCGATGTGTATGGACGAGTACCGCAAATGGGAGCCAGATGCGTTCATTGTGGAGAAAAAGTCCGCCGGGACGGCTATATATCAGGAAATGCGGCGTATGGGGCTACCCGTACAGGAGTATACACCCCACCGTGGGACAGGTGACAAGCTCGCAAGGCTTAATTCTGTGGCGGATATCATCGCATCGGGCATGGCGTGGGTGCCAGCCACCCGCTGGGCAGACGAGCTGGTTGAGGAGATCGCTGGGTTTCCGTTCATGTCTAACGATGACTTGGTTGATAGCACGGTTATGGCACTACTGAGGTTCCGTCAGGGTGGGTTTATCCGTCTTCCGACTGACGAACTGGATGACGAGCCGCCTTACTACCATAAGAGAGAATATTACTAGCGTAGCGTTCTGCTATTCGTCTATGGCTACACACGATAAGAAGTTGTCCTGTGTTATTATATGCAGCCCACTTACCATGTTCATTCTGCACTAACTTGTAGGCAGGCAACGGCGGAGTTTTTGTTTTTGATGAGGACTTGCGCGTTTGCTTTTTGGGCATTGCAGGCTGCTTCAGTCTTAAACGAATCGATGTGGAAGTACTCTAGCTCTCCGTTCAGGATATGTAACCATAGTAACACCCACATCACCACTTCTCCAGCCATACGCCCAGATAGTAAATTCCTAACGCAACGACAAGCACAGCCATGCCTATACCCGCCGCAGTCGCTAATGTTTCCATCTGTTCTTCGCGTTTTTGCTCTGCAGCGCGTCTTGCAGCGGCTCTTTGCTTCCTAGCTTCGGCTTGCCACTGTATCCACCTATCCCATTGGCCAGGTCTTCCATACAAACGGATATAAGATTCGAGTTCTTTGCGCTGTTCTCTGATCTTTTCGAGCTGCTGGAACTCTTCCCAGTCGCCTTCAGAGCCACCTGTGATGGCTGTAAGGGGGCTATTCTTCTTTTTCTGGACGGCTTCCTTGAGGTCTTCCTCTGCTGTGAGGAATTTACCAACATTAGACATAAGGTCTGCAGTCTCTTTGCCGTTAGAGATGCAAGTTTTTATCACCGAGTAGGCCGCGTTGGCGGCGGCAATAGTCTCTAAGATAGCCATAGCCTATCTTTCTATGAGTCTATCCAGTTTCCCTTCTAAACGGTCAAGACGATCAATGACACGATCCATGTCGGATTGTTGTCGGGCTACAGATACATACTCTTTGGCAACTTCCTCACGAGTACGGTTTAATAGAACAGTCACACGTTTTAATTCGTCGTGTTGTTGCTTACACCACCACCCACCTACGGCGATTATAAGACCGATAAGCAAATCTATATAACTTGCCATTTCCATAAATACACCTCACTGCTCTCAAATAACTCTACACAAAATAGCGTTTTGGTTCAATACGTGTTTGTGGTACGATAGGGCATGTAAGATGGATTCGTTTCATTTTTATGCTCCTCCCTGAACTAAGAGGTCTTTATGACCTCTTTTTTCTCGTTATACTACGGGACGAGGCGCAACTCTCCCTTTAGCGTCTCAAGGCGAGGCAGCTCCTCCCCACCAAATGGGTCTGCCTCGCCACTAGACGCGCTGTAGTACTTTCTGCTACTATAGCTTTGTGTACACATTTAGGAGACTGTAATGGCTGTCGAGAAACAGATGGAGCCATCAGACTTAGACATCGAAGGCACAGACGCACAAGAGATTGAAGTAGAGATTGTCAATCCCGATGCCGTGTCCATTGGTACTGACGACGGTGGGATGATAATTGACTTTGAAGGTAGCTTGACTGAAGAGCTTATTGGCCCTGAACACGATGCTAACCTAGCCGATTTCATCGACGAAGCTATTCTACAGTCTATGGCATCTGAGCTTGTAGGTGATTTTGAGTCTGATCGTGAATCTCGACAGGATTGGGCGAGAGCTTACGTCAAAGGTCTTGACCTGCTGGGTATGAAGATCGAAGAGCGCAGCCAACCGTGGCAAGGTGCGTCTGGTGTATTTCACCCAGTCCTAACTGAAGCAGTTGTTCGGTTCCAAGCGCAGGCAATGGGAGAGTTGTTTCCTGCATCTGGCCCTGTACGCACGAAAATCATGGGCAAAATGACCCCTGAAAAGTTAGATCAGGCCGACAGAATCCAGACAGAGATGAACTATCTTCTGACTGAAGAAATGACAGAATACCGCGATGAGACCGAACAAATGTTGTTCAAGCTACCTCTTGCGGGTTCAGCGTTTAAGAAAGTTTATTATGATCCACTAGAAGATCGCCCTGTGGCTATGTTTGTCCCAGCGGAAGACTTCGTTGCGTCCTACGGTGCGTCAGACCTCGCGTCCTGCCCACGGTACACGCACATAATGAAGAAGACCTCTAACGAGATACTAGAGTTACAGGTTGCAGGGTTCTACCGTGACGTAGACTTGCCAGACCCAGAGCCGGATTTCTCAGACATTCAAGAAAAATATGACGAGCTTGATGGGGAGCATGCAGTCATAGAAGATGATGATCGTCACACAATCCTTGAGATGCATGTTGTTATGAACATGCCGGAAGAGTTTGACGATCCAGACGGCATCGCACGTCCTTATGTCATCACTATTGATAAAACTTCCCGTGAGATTTTAGCAATCAGACGGAATTGGTATGAAGATGACGCAAAGAAAAAGAAACGACTCCACTTCGTTCATTACAAATATTTGCCGGGACTTGGCTTCTATGGAACGGGACTTATCCACCTTATCGGCGGATTGGCTAAGTCTGCGACTTCAATACTGCGTCAGCTCATTGATGCTGGTACATTATCTAATTTGCCAGCAGGTCTTAAAGCTCGTGGTCTCCGCATCAAGGGTGATGACACGCCTCTTATGCCGGGCGAGTTCAGGGATGTGGATGTTCCGGGTGGGGCTATACGTGATTCGATTACGTTCATCCCTTATAAAGAGCCGTCGAGCGTACTCTACTCGCTACTTGGAAACATTGTCGAAGAGGGCAGACGTATTGGCTCAGTTGCGGACATCCAAGTAGGTGACATGAACTCACAGGCACCTGTGGGTACGACTTTAGCCCTAATGGAGCGATCCATGAAGGTGATGAGTGGTGTGCAGGCACGTATGCATGCAGCCATGAAAAACGAGTTACGGTTACTGGCACGAATCATCCGTGACTACATGCCAGCCGAATACGCATACGAGATGGACGGTGACTTTGATCGTCAACGTGATTTTGACGCTCGTGTGGACGTAATTCCTGTTTCCGATCCTAATGCTGCAACCATGTCCCAAAGAATCATGCAGTATCAGGCGGCGTTGCAGCTATCCCAACAAGCCCCCCAGTTGTATGATATGGGTAAGCTGCATCGTCAGATGCTAGAAGTTCTTGGTATTCAAGACGCAGATGACATCATCAAACTACCAGAAGATATCAAACCTGCTGATCCTGTGACTGAGAACATGATGCTCTTAAAACAAGAGCCAGTCAAAGCCTTCAAGTACCAAGACCACGAGGCGCATATCGCAGTCCATATGGCTGCAATGCAAGACCCGAAGATGCGAGAGCTGGTTGGTCAGTCACCATTCGCACAAGCGATTGGTCAGGCTATGGCAGCACACGTCACTGAACACGTTGCGTTCCAGTACCGCCGTGAGATTGAGAAAATGCTTGGCGTAGAAATGCCAAATGAAGATCAACCGCTACCAGAAGATATTGAAATAGAAGTCTCTCGCTTGGCAAAAGATGCTGCAGAAAAGCTACTTCAGAAAGACCAGATGGAAGCGCAACAGCAGCAAATCCAACAACAGCAGCAAGACCCAGTTGTCCAAATGCAGCAGATGGAATTGCAGATGAAACAGCAAGAGTTGCAGCATAAAATCCAAATGGATACAGCTAAACTACAGCTTGATGCAGAACGTATTTCCGCCGAGAACCAACGCGAAGGGGCGCGTCTTGGTGTGAAACTTGCCACCGATCTGGACAAATCACAACGTGAAGACCAGAAGGAAGGTGCAAAACTTGGTATCGAAATAGCGAAGGAGTTGACGAAGGGAGATGGATGACATTTTCACGCTGTTAAAGCGGAAGATCGATGAGTACGAGGAAGATATAAAAAACTTTCTCGCGTCAGGGCAAGCTGAAGACATGGCGATGTACAATCGTATCGTAGGGAGAAACGAGGCGCTTCAGTTTGTAAAACAAGACCTAAGTGAGCTTGAGAAGAGATATATTGAACAATAACATCTTTTCAGGTAATCTCTAACTTGGGAGAACTTCGTGGATAGTCCACGCAAGGTATCTGTGAACCTATAATCACTGCAAGGTAAAGTATGTATACTGCAAACAAGGAAACAGAGGATAAGGTAGCCTCTAAACTACCTAAACCACAAGGATACAAAATCCTTATTGGCGTACCAGAAATGAGTGACAAGACCGAAGGTGGGGTTATTATGCCAGACGGTCTTAAATCTGCAGAAGAAACAGCATCTATTATTGGTTTTGTGATGGCATTAGGCCCAGATGCGTATGCAGATGAATCAAAATTTCCAAATGGGGCTTTCTGTAAAGAAGGTGACTTTGTAATCTTTCGATCCTATTCAGGCACTCGATTCAAGATTCATGGGAAAGAGTTCAGACTTATTAACGACGACACTGTGGAAGCAGTGGTCGATGATCCACGGGGGTACGCAAGAGCATGAATAATTTAGCAGAAGAACAAGAGTTCGAAGAAGAAACAGTCGCAGAAGCTATTGAAAAGGCTCAAGGAAGTCCGATAGCCACTGAAGATGATGACGGTTTCGAGATTGAAGTTGTAGACGACACGCCTGACGAAGACAAAGGTAAGCCTCGCCGTGCCGAAAACGCTGAACCACAAGTTCCTAGTGATGATGAAGTTGAGAAGTATAGCGAGGGTGTGCAGAAGCGCATCAAACAACTTAAATTTGAGTACCATGAAGAACGCCGTGCGAAAGAAGAAGCAGCGCGTCTTCAGGAAGAAGCCTTAAAGTACGCACAGCAGATACAGCAAGAAAACGAGAAACTTCGTAAGACCTTGGAAGAAGGCGAAGGTGTTCTTGTTAATCAAGCCAAAGGCCGCGTAGCTGCGGAGCTTGATAAAGCGAAGGCTGCATACAAAGCTGCTTACGAGTCTGGCGATCCTGATGCGTTAATTGAGGCACAGGAAAAGCTAACAATACTGCAGAACGAAAAGATTCGATATGAGAACTACAAGCCGCAACCTCGCCGAGAGCAGCCTGTAGCACAGCCGCAGTATCAGCAACAAACACCGCAGCCACCAAAGCCAGATCAACGTGCGTTGGACTGGGCTGCAAAGAACGATTGGTTCGAGAAAGACCCTGAAATGACAGGGTACGCTTACGGACTACACGAGAAGCTCGTTAGAAACGGTATTGATCCGAGAAGCGATGAGTATTACAATCAAATTGACAACGCGGTTCGCCGCGTGTTCCCAGATAAGTTTGATGATGGGCCTGTAATTGAGGAATCTGCACCCCAACGTCAAGCTGGCAACGTGGTTGCCCCTGCCGCTCGAAGTGGCAAAAAACCACGCAAAGTGCAACTGACCTCAACGCAGGTCGCTCTCGCCAAGCGGCTTGGTCTGTCAAATGAACAATATGCGGCGCAATTAATGAAGGATATGAAATAATGTCGAACCGAAACTCACGCACTACAGAGACCCGCGAAGCGGATCAACGCAAGGTGTCATGGTCGAGACCTTCGATGTTACCTGTCCCCGAACCCAGACCCGGTATTGAATACCGTTGGATTCGCACATCAACACTTGGACAGAGTGA